TGCGAGACGGAGACAACCCGGACTTTAGACCATCATTGATGCCGTTCAACATTGGTGGAGATGCGGCTGCCAATGAATTTTTTCAAGGCTATATAGCAGCCGCACACGTTTATAACATTGCGTTGTCAGCTGGCCAAGTCACAACAAACTTCAACGCAATGCGCGGAAAATTTGGTGTATGACAATAAGTTTAAACATATGGTGGGACCAATTACAACTATATAGAGTGTCTTAACATAATTCATTTAAAAGTGGACGGAGATAAATACTATATTATTTCGGAATTCCACTATGAAAATCAATCAAATTATCCTAAGTGAGATGGCGACAACTGCAGGGTCAGTTGCAACAGTCGCCAAACCAATGGGCGAGACACAAAAAAGACCTAAAGTAAAAGGTCTAGAACCAGCAGAAAAAGTCATGTCAGGTTCAACTAAGAAAAAAGGTCCATACGCAAATAGTCTAAGTGAGGGCGCAATGAAGCAGTTATCATCAGACTTAAAAGGTGGACCTGATGGATTGAGTGATCAAGAATTTCAAAAGAAATACAAGATGAGTAAGCAAGCTGCCCGTCAAGAGTTAACCTCTAATAGAAAACAATCTAAGCCAGAACCAGTACAAGAAGCTAGACTAGAAGAAGATGATATAATTCAAATGCCCGGTAGAGGTTCTAAACGCAAAACTGGGTTTGTTCCCCGTGGTCAAAGTCGTATAGACCATGAAGTTGAAATGGCTCGTAGCGATGTATTAGCAACAATGAAAAACGCAAAAGCAATTTATCAACTACTAAAAGACCGTGGTGAAGATGAGGGTCTTGAGGGTTGGGTACAAGAAAAACTAATCAAAGCAAATGATTATCTAAATGCTGTCAAAGAATATTATGACGAAAAAATGATGGAACAGGGTGCAGGTGTTATTGCAGCCGGCGGCGTCGGTGAAGGTAAAAAAGTTGACCGTATGGTAAAACACATCACTAAATCAGAAAAGAATCTAGGACATTCCAAAAAAGAAGCAGAAAACATTGCCTGGGCGACTGCTAACAAGCGTGGCATGTTGGACAACAAGAACAAGAAAGCGTGATATGAGCAATATTCTAAAAGGCTTAAATGAAGGCCGTAATTACGGCCGCGACTCATGGGATAGTAACATGCCCGGCTATCAAGGTGATTATGGTGGCGCAGAAAACTTTGGTCGTAGAAATCGTGAGTGGGATGAAGATGATAGAATTGACGCTAGAATCAGAGCCGAATACGAACAGAAAAAACAATACGAACAAAATGGTAAGTTTTGGTTGAAGTTAAAAGACAGTCAGCGTCATCTTCCTGCAGGACCTTTTGTTGGCAAACAATCTGCAAATCAAGCAGCTATTGATTTATTAAAGCAACAACCTGAACTTAAAGGTAATTTAGTTATTACTGCTTATGGTCCTGACGAACAAGTTAATGAGTTAAGCAACAACACACTTGCTAGTTACAAAAAGAAAGCCGGTGCTGATGCATCAGCCGCGGATAAAGCAGGTGACTATAAGCGCGGTGATAAGCGTTTCAGTGGCATTGTCAAAGCAACTAAGAAACAGTTTGATAACGATGCTAAAGGTGTGGCGGAAGGCAGATATGACTCAGACGATTATTACAATCCTAGAATGAGCAGAGACTATGGGGCGAGGAATCTACATACAGACTCCGGTGCATATGAATTTGAAAAAAATGTACCAGCCGGCGAACCAGGTGGCGAACGAGGTAGACCACAAAAATTAAAAGGTGTTTCAAAATCATTACCAGCCGATGCGTTTGGTCGTACAACAGGTAAAATACCTGCAGGTAAAACTGGCAGAATTCATAGTATGATGGGTGATATTGATGAAGAACTAGACGAAAATCTAAACAAGTGGTTCAAAGAGAAGTGGGTTCGTTTTGGTCCAGATGGTAAGATCCGCGGTGATTGCGCTAGAGGTGATGACAGTGAAGGTAAGCCAAAATGCTTGCCACAAAGTAAAGCACACAGTCTAGGTAAAGAAGGTCGTGCAAGTGCAGCAAGTCGTAAGCGCAGAGAAGATCCTAATCCAGAGCGTAGTGGTAAGGCTATCAATGTCACCACCAAGAAAAAATCAAATGAAGGTGTGGCGGAAGGCTGGAGAGAAGAAGCCGAAGATATGGGTGAATGGGCAGAGTATGTTCGCACAAAGTTAATGAGTACTCCTGAGCAACAAAGATACAGCGTGGCTCAACAGTTAAGCCGCATCGAAGTTAAAAACTTTGGTAGCGAACTGGTTACATCTCAAAACTTTGACCCTAAAACAGGAAAACCAAAACCAGGCCGCGAAACTGGTCTAACAAAAATTGTAAAAGATACACTAAGGGCATTAACTAAGCCGCAAGGCATTACTGCGGCCGGATATGTTAATCTTACACCAGGCCCCCAAGAAATTGATAAGCCAGACGACCGCGGCGGGCGAGATTGGGTGGTTGATACTAACATGGGTTGGCTCGTAGTTCCTGATGCAGGTAACGCTCCTGGTAGAGTTAAAAGATTGTTATATACTGCCTTTACATGGGGTCCTGAAATTTATCCTTATGCAATTGAACGATTTCAGGAGACTGGCGATTTTACTGAACAGGATCTAAGAGACCTACGAGCAGAGGCTGCTGAAAGACAACGTGGTGAAAGACTTGAAGAAACAGGATCAGCGACACCTATGCTCAAGGTCGGCGATGAAATCATGTGGAAACCGTTAAACGCTAAAATGATTCCCATTGCTGCCACTGTTATTGCTGTAGATGCTGAGAAATTAAAGATTAAAATCTATAGTCCTCGTATGATACAAATGCGTAATGGCAATGATACAATGGTAGTTGCGTTAGCAAATAGTGAAATAACTCCCAAACAGATCACTACCGAATCAGAAAATCCTTACGGGTATGAAGTAGGGCAAACTGTAAAACTTGACAATGGTCAACAAGGTCGTGTCATTGATATTTTTGATGACAGCATTGAAGTATTATTAGTCGGCGGTCGCACAGTAACAGTAGACTTCCGTGACGCACATGTAATTGATGAAGATGTTGTTGCAGAAGACCAGTTAGATGAATTAAAATGCTGGCCTGGGTACACAAGAGTTCGAGGTGTTCCTGCTGGTGCACCTGGCAGCTGTAAAAAGAAAACCAACGAGGAAGGTGTGGCGGAAGGCCAAGAAGAAAAATGCCCACATTGTGGCGGCGCCATGTTCAGTGAAATGATTATGAACGAAAAGAAAGATGCTTGCTACTACAAAGTTAAGAGCCGTTATAAAGTATGGCCAAGTGCTTATGCTAGTGGTGCATTAGTTAAGTGTCGTAAGAGTGGAGCAGATAGTTGGGGCGACGGCGGAAAGAAAAGTGAAAGTGCTATCATGAGAGGTCTTGTAGACGAGGGTTGGAAGGAAAAATTAGGTGCCGCAGCACTGGCTGGATCAATGGCTTTGGGTGCAGCAGGCGCAAATGCTAGAGTTGTTCCAGGTCAAGATGATCCTAGTATCAATAGATTAACTGGTAAACCAATCGCAACACAACAAGCAACTGATACCGCTCCCACAAAGGCAGGAGCTCCAAGTGGATATAGTAAAGAATGGTTGCAAAAGGCTGCCGATCCAAATCGTATAGGTAGATATATGATTAGTGTTGAAAAAGCACAAGAATTATTAAAGAATATGCCATGAAAGACTACGACTTTTATTGGAACTTAAAAGGATACCCTAGAAATGTTAGCTGATGCACTTAAAGTATTACTCGCAACAAGTTATGCGTTTGTAATCAAAACACAAAACTTTCACTGGAATGTTGAAGGTCCTGACTTCCCGCAGTATCATGAGTTTTTAGGAAACTTGTATGAAGAAGTATATGGTAATTCTATAGACCAGACGGCAGAACTAATTCGACAATTGGATAGTTACACACCTGGTTCTATTACTAGATTTGCAGAGTTAAGTCAGATACCAGATCAAACAAAAATTCCTAGAGGGGAATTGATGATGGCAGAGTTGTATGAAGATAATCAAAAAATTCTAGCGTTGTGGAAGCAAGCATTTCATGTTGCTGAACAAGAAGACGAACAGGGTGTCGCTGATTATATAGCAAGTCGTATAGATGCACACGGTAAACATAACTGGATGTTGCGTAGTATTTTAAAAACAGCCAGAGCATAACATGAGAGCCAGCGAGTTCATCACAGAATTATTCAATCCAGGCAAAAAATGGCAGTGGAGTTTTCAGGGCAGTGAAGAAGCAGTAGCAGTATTTCATGTAGGTGAAGTCCCCTACATGTTTCATGCATATGGTGCTGATGGTCAATGGGAAGTTGAATTCAAGCGTCACGGTAATAAACTAGATAGAATGCAAAAGTTTGGACTAACTGGTACAGGAAATAGTGCCGAAGTTATGAGCACAGTTGTTGATATCATGAGAGCATTCTTAGACAAGTATAAAGACAAAATTGAAGTATTGATATTCTCAGCGAAAGAAGATTCACGCCAAGGTTTGTATGCTAGGATGGTCAAACGCTTGTTGCCTGATTGGATAATGAGACAAGATGGTGAAGAGTTCATACTTATGGCTCTTTCGGAAGCAAAAGAAGAAGTATTAGATGAGATGCCTCTCCCAGCTGACTGGGATCCTGCACAAATGCGTCAACAAGGTACTAGTTTCAAGTCTAGACTTGCTTATGCACTAGAAAGAGCAAAGAAGCTAGGAACCGGATCTAGCCGTGTTGCTACTATTATTGAATATCAAGGTAGACCTACTGTTCTTAAAATTGCAAAGAACGCCAAAGGCCTAGCACAGAATAGTGTTGAGGCAGATATTCTCAATGACGGTTATGCTAGTCAGATGGGTATACTAATTCCGTTGATTGATTATGATGAACAGAATCGTGAACCTACTTGGGTTCATACAGAGTTAGCACAGAAAGTAAATGAAAAGCAATTATGCCAATTTATGGGCTGTGACAACTTAGATCAGCTAGTGAATATGGCTTGGGCTATCACTGGTAAAAAGAGATATGTAGGTAACTATCAAGATTATGTAAAATTCTTGCGTGAAAGAGGCAAGACTGATGAACAAATAGAGACAATGACTGATTACGCCAATACACTAGCAGACTTAAACAGTAACTTTGATGTTGAGTTAGCTGACTTTGCTAGAGCAGCCAATTGGGGTATATATAACGGTAAACCTGTTATTATTGATGTTGGCTTCAACAGCAATGTTTTAAATCAGTATTACAAAAGATGAGAATTTAAGAACTATCTAAATTAGAGCACCTAGTTAGTCAGACTATATAGTTGATGAATATTACAGTCTGCTTTGATAAAATTGATCCAAAACCTTGGATAGAGTTGTTAAGTAGTTCTATCCAAGGTTCTTTCGTATCGGAATGGAAACCAGGAAATGAACCTAGTGACATAGCAATTGTTTGGGAACCCCCTCAACAGTTCATAGACGAACAAAAAGACCTCAAGTTCATATTCAATATAGGTGCCGGTGTCGATTCAGTGTTGAAGCTCAAATTACCAAATACCGTAAAAGTAGTGAAACTAGATGGTCCTGATATTTCACTACAAATGGCTGAATATGTTTGTCATGCAGTAATACGTCATTTTCGTAAGTTTAACGAATATACCATTGACGCCAAAAAGAAACGCTGGACTTTAAGAAAGCCAAGAAGTCGCACTGACTTCATTATCGGTGTTATGGGATTAGGTAACACAGGTCAACGTGTAGCTAAAGCACTCAGAGTATTTGACTTTCCTGTTAACGGATATAGCCGTAGCAGCAAATACATAGAAGGCGTAACTTGTTTTTCAGGAAAAGAACAGTTCAGTGACTTCTTGGGTTCTTGCCGTGTTCTAGTAAATTTACTACCACTGACGAGTGACACTGAGCATATATTAAATCGTGAATCATTGTCCTTACTTCCCCGCGGTGCTTATGTCATAAACGTAGCTAGAGGAAATCACTTAGTAGAGAGAGACTTAATTGAATTGATTGACAGTGGTCATTTGTCTGGTGCTACTCTTGATGTATTCAAAACTGAGCCGTTGCATACACAGCATCCATTTTGGGAACATCCAAGTATAACAATTACCCCTCATATAGGTGCACGTATAATGCGTGAAGAAACAGTTACACAGATAGTAAGTAAGATAGAAGCAATAGGACAAGGGAAATCTATTACCGGTGTTATTGATTCATATAAAGGATATTGATAAATACTTATAACATAAAGAACCCACCTTAGGGCCGGTGTCGCTATCGGTTAGAGCGTAAGCTCAGGCGTCAACAGGGCGGCTGCTGCCCTAGCAAAGAGTTACGCCAGACTCTTGCTCAAGTGAGCATTTATTTGAAAGACAACATGAAGAAATTTATAACGACACTACTATTAGCACTTGTAGCAACTACTGGGTATGCACAAAAGACACCTCAGGGCGTCACATATGATGCAAACATCATCCGTGTAAGTGACGGTGATACTATCGTTATTGCAGCACCATTTTTACCTGCGCCGTTAAAGCCGCAACTAGCAGTTAGAATATTTGGGGTCGATACTCCTGAAAAAGGATTCAGAGCTAAGTGTGAGTCTGAGAACCAACGAGGTTTGGCAGCAAGTGAATTCACTAAGAAGTTAGTCACTGCTAGTCAAAAACGACAAGTGACATTATATGATTGGGATAAGTTTGGCGGCAGAGTCTTAGGTGATATTATATTAGATGGTAAAAGTCTAAGACAACAGTTAATTGCTAACGGCTTTGCCCGTGAGTATTTTGGCGATGCAAAGCAATCTTGGTGTAACTAAGACTAAATATATTCATGAACGCATACGAATTTATTGCCGAATCTGCTGTTGACGAACTTGCAAAAACACTACCAAGTTTGGAGAAACACAATTACACTGCTATTGATTCAATGGTTCGTAGAGTTGCGGCCAAACATAGAATTAATAAAGATTTATTATCTGATATATTTGCAAAGAAATTTGATAGAACACCTAGTCAATGGATAGACGGCAAATTAGATGAAGAAGGTACTGTCGATTCAGACATAGCACAAGAAGTTGAAAATTTCGTTAAGTGGGCTTCTGGCGTATTGAATGTTAAATCCAAACCAAAATTTGAATTGAGTATGGATACCAATCAAGCACAAGACGGACATCACACCGGAGCACATTCACCTAATTCTAATCATGTTTGGGTGTATGTGAATAATCGTAATTTAGTAGATATACTACGAACAGTATTTCACGAACTGGTGCATGTCCGACAAGGCGAATTGGGTATGATACAACCAGGTGATAGTTATCCGGGCAGTCCAATTGAAGCAATGGCTGATATGCTAGCAGGTAAATACATCAAAATCTACGGCGAAGAGAACCATCATATCTTTCAATGAAATATCTAGTAACTCTTATTAATATATATCCATATCTTACCTACTCACTTGCTAACAGAATAAAACATCCTGAGCAACTTGCGGATGAAATAAACCTGCTTCAGAAGCAGGCCGCCGCATTAAATTTATCATTACATGTAGTGATGCTTGATGTTTCAGAAGGTAGAGTGTACATTGATGACTCACCTGCAATGCTAGTTGAACTTGAACAAGTAATCAAATCATTTGATATTGGATATACTTTTATACTAGATGGTGAGTACGAAGACCTCAGTGAAGTGAAGGGTGTTAGTAATATCATCTATAGTGATTTTTTAGCATTTTCATCTTATATCAATTCGATTGATTCAGAAGATCAAGAGTGTAATGAATTTTGGAATAACACGAAAACAAAAGGATTATGGACAATAGGTAGAGTTGAAAGACCTCATAGAGCCATACTCATGAGTAAGTTATGGGAGAATAATTTACTTGATAGAATAGATTGGTCTTTTTATACCTATCCTGATAACAAAGATTATATTCATAAAACTCTCCTAAGTCATTATGATGATTTAACTTTTGAAAAATTCATCAAGGATTGTACCAGGTCATTAGATTTTACTGCTAATACAGACGATAATTTTCACCCCAGTGGTTATCCTTTTGACCCTAATCTTTATAGAAACACTTCTTTCTCTATAGTAACAGAATCAGATTTCAATATATACGATTACCACCAACCTGAATTTACACCAAAAATCACTGAGAAAACATATAGAACTATCATCAATAAACACCCGTTTATATCTGCTTGGTTTCCCGGTATGATTAAAAAACTCAAAAGCAAAGGTTACAGAACTTTTGAAGAATATACTACTAATCCAAACTATAATGAGATTCGAAATTTAGATGATAGGTTGAATGCAATGGTAACAAGCATTGACACATTCCACGAACAGTTAAATAGACCAGAGGTATTAGAAAAGGTTAGAGCAGATGTTGAACACAACTATCAACATTATCTAAAACAGTGTGAAATAGAGATAGCCAAACTACAACCTATATTTGACTTAGCACAAGTTAGTAATTTACAAATCACTCCTACTAGATTGGCTAGATTTACTTTCCCTAGAACTAACAACTTATTAGGTAAACCTCAAGATTGATTTTAAATAAAATCTGTGTTATACTTTAGCAATGTTAAAATTGCTTGTTTCTTTGCCCAAACAAATTACTGTCGCATGTAGCGGTGGTGTAGACAGCATGGCTGTTGTTGACTTCCTCAGGCGAAAGCACGATGTAACAATTGCACATTTTCATCATGGCACCGAAAACGGTCAAAAAGCATTTAAATTTGTTGCTCAATATTGTACGGATAATAATATTCCTATGTTGTTTGGCACACCTCGTAGTGACAAATTAAAAGAAGAAAGCCAAGAAGAATATTGGCGTAGAGTGCGATATGAGTTCTTAGAGGAGTTGGGCCCAGTTATTACATGCCATCATTTGGATGATTGTGTAGAAACTTTTATTTGGTCTAGTCTTCATGGCACACCCAAAGTTATTCCGTTGACTCGCAAGAATGTGCTACGCCCATTCCTAACTACACGCAAAGATGAATTCAAATCTTGGTGTTTGAGACATGAAGTACCCTGGATTGAAGATCAATCTAATCAAGATACCAAATACATGCGCAACTATGTCCGTAATGTTATGATGCCACAAGCATTACATGTTAACCCAGGACTACATACTTTGGTAAAGAAGATTGTTGAAAAACAACTGTAATTACTGTATACTAACACTTTCAAGGAGAAAATATGTCTACTACTAAAACTTTCAGCGGCGATCAAAAGATCAAACTCACACAACTTATCAACGAGGGCATGGCAACTATGCATGAGATTGATACATTGAACGGTGGTCTTACTGATACCATCAAAGCTGTTGCTGAAGAACTTGAAGTTAAACCTTCTGTTCTTAAAAAGGCTATCCGTGTGGCGCACAAAGCAAGTCTAACTCAAACCAATCAAGATAACGAAGAACTAAACACTATCTTAGAGACAGTTGGTAAGACTCTATGACGGTATCACGTCCAATAGATGATTACTGGAATGAGGTTTCTACATACAATCCGCTCAACATTAGTCGCCCAGATCACGTAGCAGTTTTATATAAAATTTTTATAGAATCATATCCTGAATCGGTGAATCATCGTGAAAGGTTAAATGAATTCTTTTACAAATCTCACGGGCAAATATATCAAGATATGATTGTTCAACTGTATCTTGGATGGAAAACTAATGGCTATTTTGTAGAGTTTGGCGCTACTGATGGCAATGATATCAGTAATACATATACACTAGAGAAAGAGTTTGGTTGGAACGGTATTCTTGCCGAACCTGCTAAACATTGGCATCCAAAACTCACTAAGAATCGATCCTGCAATATTGATTTTAATTGCGTATGGGAAACAACAGGAGATAAGTTTATGTTTCATGAGAGTCATATCAGACCTGATGCAAGTGCTATGCAACAATATATCACTCCTGACCTATATCAAATGATAGGTGAAAATGCCGATACGTATGAGATTGAAACTATCTCGTTGAATGATCTGTTGAAAAAGTACAATGCCCCAAAAGACATTGATTACATTTCATTGGATACTGAAGGCAGTGAAGTTAACATCTTAGAGGCATTTGATTTTAGCCAATATAAAGTTAAATTCTTCACAGTAGAACACAATAATAAGGAAGTCAATCGTCAGAAAATATATGATCTATTGACTTCAAAAGGATATGATAGAGTGTTAACGTATATATCCAATTGGGATGACTTCTACGTACTAAACGAGTATAATACTATCTAATGAGTTATATTGACGCAATCCACGACAGAGACAGTGACCGCATATATGTGGTAGAGAGAAATACTGAGGGTAAGCGTGAGTACAAAGAGTACCCTGCTAACTACATTCTGTATTACAGCGATCCAAGAGGTAAACAGCGAAGCCTTTACGGTGATCCTGTTTCTCGATTTAGTACACGCAAGCGACAAGAATTTGAGAAAGAAAAACGCATTCACTCAGGCAAGAAATTGTTCGAGAGTGATGTGAACGTAGTGTTCCGTTGCCTTTCTGAAAACTATCTTGGCATCGATGCACCTAAACTTCATACTTGCTTTTTCGACATTGAAGTAGACTTTGATCCTGTTAAGGGATTTAGTCCTACGAGTGATCCATTCAATCCTGTCACAGCTATCAGTTGTTACTTAGATTGGCTAGACCAATGTATCACTCTTGTTATTGCTCCTAAGCACATGACAGATGAAACAGCTAATGAGATTGTATCAGAGTTTGAAAACACTATGTTGTTTAAATCTGAAAAGGAAATGTTTGATGTTTTCTTTCAGTTAATTGAAGACGCTGATGTGTTGACTGGCTGGAACTCTGAGGGCTATGACATTCCCTACATGGTTAATCGTGTAACACGGGTTATGTCCAAAGATGATACTCGCAAGTTTTGTTTAATGGGTCAACTGCCTAAGGCACGAGAATACGAACGATTCGGTAAATCAGAAACTACATACGACTTGGTAGGTCGTATTCACCTTGACTACTTACAACTTTACAAGAAGTACAACTATGAGTCTCGTCACTCATACAAGTTGGATGCTATTGGTGAGATGGAAGTCGGTGAGAACAAAACACAATATGAAGGTACACTTGACCAATTGTATAACAAGGACTTTAAAAAGTTCATTGAATACAACAGGCAAGATACATTGCTTCTAGTTAAAATTCACAACAAACTAAAATTCTTAGATTTGGCAAACGCACTAGCACACGAAAACACAGTGTTGTTGCCCACAGTCATGGGGTCTGTTGCAATGATTGAAATGGCAATCATGAACGAGGCTCATGAAAGAGGTCTGGTAGTTCCAGACAAAAAACGAAAGGACAAAAGTGATGATGAAATACAACAAGCGGCAGGTGCCTATGTTGCTACGCCCAAAAGAGGAATTCATGAATGGGTCGGTGCAGTTGACATCAACTCACTCTACCCGTCAGCAATCCGTGCTCTTAACATGGCCCCAGAAACCATTGTTGCACAAGTCAGACAAACACTCACTGACCAGTACATGAAAGAAAAGGGCATGAAACTTGCCCGAGAAAAAAGCCGTTACAAAGACGGCGATGATGATGTTACTGGTGCGATCTTATGGGAAGGATTGTTTGGTGCTTTAGAATACACTGCAATCATGAATCAAGAGCGTGGTACAATGCTTTGGGTAGACTATGAAGATGGTCGTAGTGTAGAAATGTCTGCGGCAGAGATTTGGAAGATGCTCTTTGACAGTCATAATCCTTGGATGATTAGTGCTAATGGTACTATCTTCACTTACGAGCAAGAGGGTGTTATTCCCGGACTACTGACTCGCTGGTATAGTGATCGTAAGAGTATGCAAAAGAAACTTAAAGAAGCAACGACCGATGCTGATAAAGAGTATTGGGATAAGCGACAACTGGTTCGCAAGATTTTGCTTAACTCTGCATATGGTGCGTTGTTGAACGAACACTGTCGTTTCTATGATAAGCGTATTGGTCAATCAGTTACATTGAGTGGGCGTCAAATTGTCAAGCACATGATGAGCCAGATCAATAGCGTAGTAGCAGGTGATTATACACATGAGGGTGAAGCTATTGTTTATGGTGATACTGACTCATGCTACTTCAGTGCTTACACAACTATGAAGCCGCAGATTGATGCAGGTGAATTAGAGTGGAACAAAGATGTCTGTATCGGTTTGTATGATGCTATTGCTGATGAGGCTAATGCTAGTTTCCCTGCTTTCTTAGAAAAAGCATTTCATGCCCCTCGCAAGAACGGTGAAATCATTAAAGCTGGTCGAGAACTTATTGGTGATCGTGCAATCTTCATCACAAAGAAGCGTTATGCAATCAACATCTTTGATAAAGAGGGCAAGCGCAAGGACAAAGATGGCAAAGCTGGTGATATCAAAGCTATGGGTCTTGACTTGAAAAGAGCAGATACTCCTAAATATGTGCAAGAGTTCTTGTTAGAAATTTTGTCTATGGTCATTCAACAAGGTAAGTCAAGAGATGAGGTTCTTGAGAAGATTAAAGAGTTTAAACGAACACTGTCAGCACAGGATAGTTGGACAAAAGGTTCTCCTAAGAGCGTTAACAAGCTAACTTACTATGGCGATAAAGAAGCTAATAGCAAGAAGGGTCGTGAGAATATGCCCGGGCATGTTCGTGCAGCATTGAACTACAACTACTTGCGTAGAGTAAACAGTGACCAATACAGTCAAAAGATTGTTGATGGTATGAAAGTTATTGTTTGTAAACTAAAAGACAATCCACTAGGCTTTACTAGTATTGCTTATCCAACAGATGAACTACGATTGCCACAATGGTTCTGTGAATTGCCGTTTGACGACTCAGCTATGGAAAACACACTAGTTGATGAAAAAATAGAAAACTTACTCGGTGTGTTGAATTGGGATATCCGTAGTAACTTAGATGTGAAATCTACATTTGACTCATTGTTTACATTTGGTTAAACAGGTGTTGACTTTCGCAATAAAACCCAATACAATACACAATACAACTGCCTAAATAAGGTATATAAAGGAAAAACATGAAAGACTATCTACAAGACTTAATTCAACACACTAGCTTGGGTGACATTGATTTAGTAAAAGTATCTGGAACAGATAAAGAAACACAGATTAATGCAGTAGCAGAAAACAAATCTGTTGTTGTCACTGGTACATTTAAAACTCCCATCGCAGACTTCATTGGTACATTTGGTATGCCTAACTTGGCAAAGCTAAAAACAATCGTAGGATTCGATGAATATGACAGTGATGCAAAGATTAGTGTAATTAGAACTACTCGTGACAACGAAGAAGTTCCTACTACTATTCACTTTGAGACAAAGAACGGAGACTTTGTTAACGACTATCGCTTAATGGCTAAAGTCATCGTTGAGGAAAAAGTTCGCACACTGACGTTCAAAGGTGCTAACTGGAATGTTGAGTTTCAACCAAGCATAGCCGGCATTCAGCGTCTGAAGAAGCAAGCAAGTGCTAGTAGCGAAGAACAACATTTCATTATCACTACAAGCGGTAGCGATTTGAAAATCAATTTTGGTGACCCTTCAACTCACTCAGGTAACTTTGTGTTTCAATCAGGTATTACCGGTAAATTAACACAACCTTGGAAGTGGCCAGTGAAAGTATTCACTGCAATCATGGACTTGCCCGGCGACAAGACTATTAGAATCGCAGATCAAGGCGCAGTTGAAATCACGGTTGATAGTGGTATTGCAACTTACAAATATCTATTGCCTGCACAATCAAAATGATTGACTTTGTAATTGGTGGTGAGTACCTAAATGTTATTAGTAACAAAGGTGCTCAGCCTTATATCAATATGTCTAGTAATCAGCCTATGGTAGGTGCAATGAGTTATGATCCTAGTACTCAACAGATGAAGGTCTATGATGGTAGTCATTGGATGACTATAGGTGGTGGTCAGGCTACCGTTAATCTATCATCAAATGCTATTAGCATTCTCAAGTGGGCAGAGAAAAAGATGTTCGAAGAACAAGAATTACAAGCCTTGTGCGAAAAGCATCCTACTATCAACGATATCGTTCATGAGATGCGAACTACTATGGATAACTATATCAACAAGATTGAAATGGTTAAAGCACTAATACAAAAAGAAGAAAAAGTTTAATGGAACAAGTAAATTTATCAGCAAGCCACAACCCTGAATGGGCATTGTTTTTGCCTGCTGTCAGTAGTTTCTACATCTCTGGCTTGGGTAAGCAACGCAAAGGTGAACAATACTTTGATGCCACACGAATTCCTGCACAGTTCAATGGTGATGTAGAGAAACTAAACTTTCTCAACAGTAAAGAAGGCTTGTATTACTACAAGTGGGGATTGTACTCTGCTGGTCATGCTAACTTAGACACAACGGTGAATGATCCTAGTGAAAGTATCATTAGAGAGCGTGAAGCAGGTACATTTATGTTAGGTGATAGTGGTGGTTTTCAGATTCTAAAAGGTCAATGGCCTGCTGATTGGAAAGATCCTAATTGTCCTAAAGCTATGATTAAACGTAAAGCAGTATTGACTTGGATGGACACGTACATGGACTATGGTATGTGTTTAGATATCCCATCACAGTCATTGACAACTTATCACATGAAAGATAAGAACGGTAATAGTCTTCACGGTATCAAAACAATTGAAGAAGCAATTACTGCTACTCATATTAACAACGAATATTTTATTAAGAATCGTTCGGGTAAATGCAAGTTCTTAAACGTTCTTCAGGGACGCAATCATACACAGTCTGACGATTGGTATAATGAAATGAAGAAGTATTGTGATCCGAACATCTACCCGGACAATCACTTCAATGGTTGGGCGTTCGGTGGTCAGAATAAGATTGACGTTGAACTGATGTTGAATAGAATGGTTGGAATCATACATGACGGTTTACTACAAGAAGGAAAGCATGATTTGATACACTGCTTGGGTGTATCAATTCTAGAATATGCGGTGTTGTTCACTGATATTCAACGAGCTATTCGTAAGTATCATAATCCAAATCTACTGATTACATTTGACTGTGCAAGTCCGTTCTTTAGTGCGGCTAAAGGTTTAGCATATTTCAATAACAGTTTTGAGCATGGTAAGAAATGGTCTTACAGTATGGAAAAAACTGCTGAGAAAAAGAGTTATGCAAACGATACACGAAAGTTTAGCGATGCTTGTTTAGCAGACAATATTCACACACAATTTACAGATAGTCCGGTAACTGACAAACTTGTAATGAAAGATTTGTGCTATCGTGGTCAAGGGTTTATAGGTCAACATGGTAAAGAAACAAAGACCAGTTGGGATACTCTAAGCTATACCTTGCTACAAAGTCATAATGTATATCAACATATTGCCGCAGTACAAGAAGCTAATCGTAGATACGAAACAGGTATCATGCCTAAGATGGTTATGAATAAGTTTGATAACAACCACTTTGGTGCTATTATCGATGAAATTTTCAGTCTCAAAGATAGGCAAAAGAGTATTGATTTGATTAAACAACATTCAAATCTTTGGACACAGATGCAATCGGGAAGTCAAGGCATTAGTGGTAAGAAAACAGTTAATGCTATGACAATGTTTGATAACTTATTTGAAGAAGTAAATACAGACGAGTCTGCAACTATCTTAGAAGATGAGGATAGTGATGACGCAATCATAGAAGCTTTAGGAGAATAAAATGCCCTACACTACACGAATTAGAACGCTAGAAGAATCATATCGTTTATTGGATGACCAGATATTTCAATTAGAAAAAACCGGTTCTGCTGATACAGATAAAATAAAAAAATTACAAGATGCTAAATCTAAGTACCTTAATGAACTTAGAATCATGCGTAGAGCACAATGGGATCATGACCATGAGCGTGTAGACCTAGATGATGACCGATGAAATACAAGAAAATTATTACGTGTGGTTGTAGCTTCAGTGATCCTACAACTCCTTACACATGGCCTAATCAGCTAGAAGCCTACATTACAAAGAATATAGATTCTACTGTTAGATTTGACCATCGAGGTTTAGCAAGTCAAGGTCAAGAGTTAATACAAAGAAAAGCTAGTCACGCTATTTTTGAAGCATTGCAAACAGGGTATAAACCTGATGAAATTGCCGTGTTTGTAATGTGGTCTTCGGTTGATAGAAAATCATTCTATGTTGAGAATCCAGATTCAATAGATGAAATTGTTACTAACTGGAAAGGTTCTAAACAAGGTTGGAACCTACAGTTTGCTGATTTAAAAAATCAGTCTACTAGTTTAGAGTTAGTTAACACCGCAGCAGAAGCACATAATGAAGTGCGTTACAATAAGGCGGGTGGATGGTTTATTACATCGGGTCATGTGCTTGACGAGATACAATTAGTACGTGATTATTTTATGTTAGGTAAAAATAATATCTCAGTTGGAATATGTCATGACAGTTTGCAGAACATATTAGCATTGCAATATCTATGCCAAGCTAAGGGCATCAAACTCTATCAACAATTTTATATGGATAACATCATAGAGGATCTTGCAAGGTATAAGGATCATCAAATTGTAAAATATCTGTATGATGATTTAGATAAATCTACTTTTATATCAGACCGTTCTATTCACAATTACATGGATGGCCGTGAAGAAATGTTTGTAGGTGTGTGGAACTCTCATCCAAATGGCTTAGGGCATCGAGTATGGCTTAATGAAGTCATGCTACCCAAACTAGAACAGGATAACTTCTTTGACTAAGTTAACCAATAGTCTAGATTTTCTTATTAATTTACTGTATACTAATAAACATGTTAACACAACACGAACAAGCAATGTCTGAAAAGCGCACACGAATTAAACAAAAAGCAAACCGCACTATCTTTGTGCGATTTCAGAAAGAGGGTATTCATAAGTACCCAGCGGCAGCAACAGATCCAACACTCGCAACGGGTGATGAGTATGATGTTAGCTTTCTAGCAACTCCACATCGTCACATCTTTCACTTTGAAGTGACGATTGAAGTATTTCACAACGACCGTGATATCGAGTTTATTCAATTCAAGCGATGGTTAGAGAATCAATATTCTCAAGGCATTCTTGCATTGGATTACAAGAGTTGTGAAATGATTAGTGATGACCTATATGAAGTCATTGCAACTCGATATCCAAATCGTAATATTGTTATCTCAGTATCAGAAGATAACGAGAACGGTGCTACGATTTATTACATGAAAACTGAACCTTATCAATCACTCGCTATTTAAAGGAATTATCAAAATGGCAAAACCACAAATCAAACCCAATCCCCGTGTCTATCAACTCTTTGAGGATCTGGAAAACTATCTAGACTTCTGCCAACGATTTGGGTACAAGTTTGATGAAGCAGACTTGTACAGTAATAAAAGTTACATCTACCGTCAGTTCGCTAAATACCTTGCAGGGAAGCCTGTTAGGGATAATTGGGAATTAGATGCAAAACCAGTATAAAGTTGTTATTGTAACCGGCGGCTTCGATCCGATACACAGTGGTCACATTGCGTATCTAGAAGCTGCTAAAAGACTCGGCGATCAATTAGTCGTCGGTCTTAACAGCGATGAATGGTTGGCTCGTAAAAAGGGCCAACCTTTTATGCCGTTTGATGAACGGATAGCTGTCATGACTAGAATGAACATGGTTGATTGGGTAATCAACTTTGATGATAGTGATGGCAGTGCAAAATGGGCTATTTACGCAGTGCGTGAAAAGTTTCCGGATGCAACCATTATCTTTGCTAATGGCGGAGATAGAACGTCAGTAAACATTCCTGAAATGGATGTAGAAGATTCTAATGTAGAATTTGTCTTTGGCATAGGTGGGGAAGACAAAAAGAATTCAAGTAGTTGGATTCTTGAAGAATGGAAGAACCCGAAAACAAAAAGACCATGGGGATGGTATCGTGTTCTAGATGATAAACCAGGATACAAAGTAAAAGAACTTGTGATTGAACCCGGTAAAAAACTAAGTATGCAACGACACATGCAACGTTCAGAGCATTGGTATATACTTAAGGGTAAATGTGATATTGCAACTGACGTAAAAGGTAGTATAATGACAGTGAGTAAAGATGCAAATGAGACTTATCAAATTGGCGTTGGCGTATGGCATCAAGGTCAAAACAACTATTCTGAACCATGTCATATACTAGAAGTTCAATACGGTGAGCAATGCATTGAAGAAGATATAGAGAGAAAAATATAAATGTACAGCGTAAGAGATAAACCCGAGGCCTCTTGGGATTTTGATAAAAAGATTTTTATTAAAGAAAATGTTGTCTCACGTGAAATCTGTGAGGAGATAATTGCTTACGGAGAAAACAATGTACTCAAGGGTGTAAACAAGTATCCAAATGCGTTTAGTATAAGCTTTCATACTTGTTTATTACCTGCTAATCATTACATCAATGATTTGTTACAATCTGCTTGGGAAGAAGCAATAAAATTCTTAGATGTGGATATTGATTTTGTCGAACCCTATGAATTGAAAAGATACAATAAGAATGATTTTTTTGGCAAACACGTTGATAGTTATTATAGTCTATCACATGGATTAGATAGAAAACTAACATTCAGTTTACAACTATCTGATGTCAATACATACGATGCCGGAGAGTTTAACGTCCTCAGCAAAAAATTTAAATTAAGTCAAGGTAGTATCATATGTTTTCCTAGTTATTTCCCACACGATGTAACTAGAATTGCAAATGGGACAAGATGGGCACTAATTGGTTGGGCCTGGGGTAATAATTGGAAATAAAAAATGCGTAAATTATTTTACATGGGTCTAGAACCCTACAAAGCAAGATATACACTACAACTACAAGAATGGAACATTGAAGTATTCAATCGTAGAAAACTCAATTATGTAGTTGTACCCGGTGAAACACTGAGTAGTGATCAATCTATCGTCACTGGTCAAGTATTAGATGCACATGGACGTTCATATTTTGGTATGAGTCAACTGATGAATCTAGTTAAAATGATGAAGGCAGGAGAAGTTACTAGTGAAGATGTTATCTACTTTGAAGATATGTTTCAACCGGGCTTTGAGAGCTTGCCTTATATTCTTAATCAAGTTAGCGAAGCACATCGCCCTAAGATATTTGTCCGCTGTCTTGCGCAGTCAATCGATCCTGATGACTTTGTTCACGTTTGGGGCATGGCCAAGTGGATGGGTTCCTACGAGAAGATGGTCTGCGAGGCGGTTAGCCAGAGCGGTGGTGCTATTCTCGCAACTAATGAAGAAATGGTCATGAACATGAAAATTGCAGGTTGGGAAGCACCAATCTACAATATCAGTGGTTTAGCATTTGGTAAAGATGAGGTTATGTCTCGTGTAGATAGGAATATTCCTTTCCATGATCGTAAACACCGAATAGTATTTTCAGCACGTTGGGATCAAGAAAAACAACCTGACTTCTATATGGATGTTATTGAAGCATGGGCCAAACGTCATCCAAATAATAGTGTAGAATTTGCTGTGTGCAGTGGTGCTAAACTGCGTAGCAATAATGATAGTTACATGAAACGTACACATGACTTAGTAGAACGTGACCTGTTACGTATCTATGAGGATCTAGAAAAGAATGATTACTATGATATTGTTAATAACAGTCGTGTTGTTTTTAATTGTGCTTTACAAGATTGGGTTTCAAACACCGTATCAGAGGCCGATGCTCTTGGATGTAATGTACTGTATCCAGCGTATCGTAGCTTCCCTGAAACTTTTAGTAACGATCCAGAAAGACTATACATCCCGTGGTCTGTAGAAGATGCATTAGATAAACTTGAAAAGTTATTGAAGAAACCACATGCTGATATTGGCAAAATCAGTGATTACAACAATGGAACGATTGATAGAATCGTTGACATTTTACAAGGCAATGGACAGAGTATGTTGAGAATGTCCACTGACTACAGAAAACATACCCGCGAATCTAAATATTAAGGAGAAAATTATGAGCGCACATCAAGATATTGAAACACAATTGGCTGCATACAATGCAGAGAACACTAAGTTTGTAGCAGGTAATGCGGCAGCAGGTACTCGTGCCCGTAAGGCATTGGGTGAATTAGCAAAAGCAGTTAAGGCTCGCCGTAATGAAATTACAGCAGAAAAAGCCGCACGTGCTGAAGAAAAAGCTAAAGCAAAGTAATAGTGCTAAATATAATGTAAGCTACACAACGGTAGCTTACATATCAAAACAAAACCATCACAAAGGAAGGTTATCATGAGTTATAATAAAACAAAAACAGATCCAGAGTTGGGTCAAAAAGTACACGAACATCTAGTCAAAATGGGTGTCGAGACACCTACATTGCCGAACAATTTAGATCGAAAAGATAAGATTGATAGAATTGAAGAACATTTCACTATCATTATGCAATATCTTGGATTAGATTTGTCTGATGACAGTCTTATTGAAACACCAAAGCGTGTTGCTAAAATGTATGTCAATGAAATCTTTTGGGGTCTAGACTATGAAGCATTTCCAAAGTGTACGACTGTCGATAACAAGATGCATTACAACGAAATGGTCGTTGAACGCAACGTTAATGTCCAGAGTAACTGCGAACATCACTTTGTTATTATTGACGGTCTGGCCACTGTTGCTTATGTTCCTAAGCAAAGAGTCCTCGGACTTTCAAAAATTAATCGTATTGTCGAATATTTCTCTAAGCGCCCTCAAATCCAAGAGAGACTTACAGAACAAATCTTCCACACTCTCCGATTTATACTGGAGACTGAAGATGTTGCGGTAATGATTGACGCACAGCATTATTGCGTTAAGAGTCGTGGCGTAGAAGATACAGGCTCAAGCACAGTCACTTGTCGTTTAGGTGGTGGATTCAAAACAGATCCAGCCGCAAGACAAGAGTTCTTGCAGATTGCTAACAAAGGCTGCAAATGACTACTCTACTATTGATGCTACTAGTAGCAGGTATTGCTATTTCTATTGTTCGTAGGTTGCCACCAAGCAGTTGCACAGGTAACTGTAATCAAGGTCGTAACTGTAATTGTGTTTCAAAGGAATAAAAATGGGATTTCGTAAACCAATGGATTATAATGCTGTACATCATCAAATCTACATGGCGGGTGTAGAACTACATAGTCCATACAATGATGGATATGTACAATGGGAAATAAAGAAAGATTTGCACAAACTTAAGTGGTTGATTGATGCAATGTTGAAGGATAGTCCTAATTTTGGTGGTGAAGAAGAATTTGTAACAGAACACGAAAAGACTGTAATGTGGCGCACACTGACAAAATAAGATTAATGAATAACATGACGAAAGAGGAAGCACGTGCTTTCATTCGTAAGGTTATGGGTCCTACCAAACGAACGTTAGAAGGACAAGAGAAAGAAAACATATTACTCTTGTTCAAACTAATAGAACCAGTCGAAACTACCAACAATCAAAGGTCGTTTACAGAAGAATATGTTCATGCAGGTAAGACATATTATGTTCATTACTTTGGCAGTGAAACAGAAGTAGAAGAAGTATTACCAGATGATATTCAATAAAGTTAAAGAATTAAAAGAGCAAGGCAAAAAAATTGGCATCACGTTTAGTCAATTTGATATGCTACATGCAGGCCACATTGCTATGCTTGCAGAAGCAAAAAATCATTGTGACTATCTAATTGCAGGACTACAGACAAATGCATCAATTGATCGCCCGGACACTAAAAACCCACCTATACAATCTATTGTCGAACGTCAAATTCAATTGGCGGCGTGTCGTTACGTTGACGAAGTGGTTGTGTATAGTACAGAGCAGGACCTCGTTGACCTCTTACTCATATTACCAGTGGATGTCAGAATCCTTGGTGTCGAATATGCCGACAAGGAGTTCACCGGTAAAAGTGAATGCAAGCTCAGATCCATCGATCTTGTCTTTAACGGTAGAGATCACTCCTTCAGTTCTAGTAGCCTCCGTAAACGTGTCTATGATAGTGAGTCCAGCAAGCGAGACCAATGCTGATTAAAAGTAATCTAAGGAAAAATAATGTATAACGTGACAAAATTTCCGGTAGTTATTATTTCCGGTGCTAGAACAGGATCCACTATACTAGCACATGATATTCAGGAAGAGCTTGAAAAACAGGGTAAAATTGTTAACGTATATAATGAACCAATGGGCAGTCATGAACAACAAAGTTTCTTATCTTCTATTGGAAAAGAAGATTACATTCTTAAAGTTCATGCACACGATTTACATAAATATCCAGACTCTGTGATAGATATGATTAATAAACACGATTGCTTCTTAGTTAGAATACGAAGAAGAAATTTAGAAGATCAAATCCTAAGTTGCTACATTGCTATGAAAAGAAATGTATGGGGATTTTATTCAAATCAAACGGGTACTGAACAAATAGTAAATAGAGAAGCAGAAGAAATAGAAATATCACAAAGTATCAGATGGGCTATTTCTTTCATTAATCAATCTAATAAGGCATTAGATAATTTTGAAGCAACATTTGACTTAGATTTGTTCTATGAAGATTTATCTATAAAATCGAATCATCTTACAAGAACCCCCAATCCCAAAAATCATAGCATACTTAAAAAACTAATTAAAGGATTAACACGATGAGCACAATAAGAATTTTAATCATGGGTTTGCCTGGTTCAGGTAAGACTTATCTAGCACAATATGTACTAGAGTATTTACAAAATGAAAAGAAAAAAGTAGGCTGGCTAAACGCAGACGATGTGCGTAAAAAGTACAATGACTGGGACTTTAGCACAGAAGGTCGTATTCGTCAAAGTCATCGTATGCGTGAACTAGCAGATGCAATGACAGAATATGATTATGTTATCTGTGACTTTGTTGCTCCGTTAGTTGAAATGCGTAATAACTTCAAAGCAGATTGGACTATCTGGGTTGATACTATTGATAAAGGTCGATACGAAGATACCAACAAAGCTTTCATCCCACCCGAAGTTTATGATTTTAGAATTACAGAACAGCACGGTGAAAAGTGGGGTGAGTTTATTGCCGCACATATATTAGACAATAGACGCAGACCTGTATTTGATTGGCAAAAAGAAACTGTACAGATGTTAGGTCGCTGGCAACCATGGCATCAAGGTCATCGTAAGTTATTTGAACGTGCTATTGCTAAGACCGGTCAAGTTGTTATTCAGATTAGAGATTGTCAAGGATGGCAAGGAAGTAATCCATTTGCAATTGACCAAGTAAAAAGTTTTATAAAACGAGATTTGGATATGTTATATCAAGGTCAATATGAAATACAGATTGTCCCGAACATTGTAAACATTACATATGGACGTGATGTGGGTTACAAGATCGAACAAGAAACTTTTGACGAAGCTACCCATAACATAAGTGCTACTAAAATTCGAAAACAATTAAGATTTGGTAAATAATAATAGCGGTCTTGGCGTCATTCCCGCTTTACAAACTCTGCCGCCTATGCTATAATCAACATAGGAGAAAATAATGGCAAATCAATCAGTAAGTTACAAGTACACAAGTACTAAAGAGTATCACGATAGCTTCCCTTGTGCTTATCGTCAATGGAGAGCAGATAGTCACTGCAACATGATTCATGGTTACAGTTTCAGTATGAAGTTCTATTTCGGTACAAACGATCTAGATGTTCGCAATTGGGCGGCAGACTATGGTGGACTAAAAGAATTGAAAAAGATTCTTGAGGATCAGTTTGACCATACATTGTTAGTCGCACAAGACGATCCCGAACTTGACACATTCAAAATGTTACAAGAAAAGAAACTTGCTAAACTAACTATTCTTCCACGTATCGGTTGTGAGAGTTTAGCAGATATGCTTTACAAGTACGTCAATGGTGTTTACATTCCTGATATGTGGGGGTTAGGTGAACACAATCGTCTATGGTGCTATCGTGTTGAAGTGCGTGAGACACAATCTAACATGGCATATCGTGAAGGTCACCGTGAATGGAATGAGGATCTGTTTGCATGAGCGGACGCTTCTTATCACCAAAAGACCTAAGTGCTGCCAAGCACGAAATGGAAATCTTCAACAGTATGCTCAAGCGTGGCGAAGTAAAAGCCGCAGAGCGTATTGTAAGGACCAGCCATGTTGTGTGCGGCTGCGGCGTTCCAGGCTGTATTTTTATTCATCCAAAGCGTGACGAAACTGACGAACAGCGTAAAGAAAGATTAGGATACTAATGGCTCATTTGGTAGCAAATATTCCTCCAGTGCATTGTTATATTCGCCGTGAATTCCTTTATGATTTTCAAAAAGGTCACGGCGAATATGAACCTTGTATTTGGGTAAGTTTAAAAAGCCTACGCAGTCAAGCATTTAGAATTGAAGCATACTTACCTAGATATGGTGCATTGTATGACAAACTGCCCCTACATGCATATGTAAGCAGAAACAAAGATTTAGATCCAACTAAGTTTTTAGATTTGGACACACTACAAATTTGGGACTGTTTTAGCTATGACTTCACTGTAATACAAAAGGCATTCTTGCGTAATTTAAGTTGCAAGTTCTATGCAAAAGATAAAAAATTTTATCAAGGCAATTATCTTTTCACAGTAGATCACTGTGCTCCTGATTTAAATTTGATTGATACTAGTTATGCTGAATGGCCAGAAGATCACAAGAGTTTCAATTTCATTGAATTAGAAAACGGGCAATATGCGGCTCAACCAAATAACCGTTGCATATTCTTGGATGCGGCTAGCAATCCAAAAGAACTGTTATTTCCGGACTTTAAAGTAGCTACTAAAAAATATGTAGTAGAAACTAATCCCAAATGGGCATTAGGTGATTCTACTACCGTGATGTATGAAGGTGACAGTAGTGATTAATTATAAATCAGCTTGGCGCATTTGGGCAAAAGCACTAGGTGAAAAAGCAGGCAATACGGATGGAGAGTCTGACCGTATTGCTTTAATTCGAACTCTGATTCTGCTATCATACATAGCAACAAACCTGTTTATTGTGGCAGGTGTAATCAGACATTGGTGATATATGGACAAACTAAAAATTTCAGAATTATTCTATAGCATTCAAGGTGAAGGCAGATACATGGGCGTACCCAGTGTCTTTCTACGCACATTTGGATGTAATCTAAAATGTGCAGGCTTCGGCATGCCTAAAGGTCAATTAAGTGAAGAAAGGATCAATATTGCTAAACAAGCAGAAAATTACAAAGATTATAAATCCTTACCACTTGTCAGTACGGGATGTGATTCTTATGCATCTTGGGACCCTGCTTTTAAACATCTTAGTCCTTACTACAGTACCGATACTATTGTTAGTCGCATTATGGATATACTCCCTTTCAATAGTTGGGTGGATGAGCACTTGGTTATCACGGGTGGTGAACCGCTTCTAGGATGGCAACAACTATATCCCGAATTACTAAGTCACGAAAAAATGACTAACTTGAAAGAGTTAACGTTTGAAACTAATGGTACACAACCATTAGGTGATGAACTTAAAAAGTTCTTGCAAAAGAAGTGGCATAAGCAAAAAGGTATCGAGACTATCACATTCAGCGTTAGTGCAAAGCTATCTAGTAGTGGTGAGAAACTTGAAGATACTATTTGCCCCGAAATCGTAGCTGAGTATGAAATGTATGGTCATGCATATCTCAAGTTAGTTGTTGCAACAAACGAAGATGTGGAAGAAGCATTGGAAGTAGTTAACATTTTTAGAAAGAATAATTTCTATGGTCCGGTTTACTTGATGCCAGTAGGTGGTGTTGAAAAGGTATACAGCTTGAATAATCGCCGTGTTGCAGAACTTGCAATGAAGCATGGATTGCGTTATAGCGATAGATTACAGGTGCCATTATTTAAAAACGAATGGGGAACATGATGACAAAAATTACGATCACACGAATGCAGTTTGAAAAACTAAAAGAAGTGTTTGATATGTATGATACAGTGGATCAAGTATCAATTATTGAAACACATGAATCCGGAATCGGCCCTACGACAAAGATGGAATACAATCCCAAATCAGTAGTTGTTGACATTACGGATGTAAGTAACTGGTAATGCCCTTAGATCAAGTACAATCATACGACTATTTCTATGATAGAATAGTAGGCACTGAATACAAGTTTGCTTGGTTTCCTAAAACCTGTCACATATCGGGAAAACGTATTTGGTTAAAGAAAGGATATCGCTTGACTAGATTTATTACTGGTCCTGATAATTACTCACTATTTGATTATCGCTGGCATGATAAGAATGCTCATATAATTTGGAAATTAACAAAATGAGAACATACAATAAAAGAATCGGCTTTCTGGTAAGTTCACAAACACTTATTCCACATGGTGGCATTGGTCAGTTTGCTAAAAGCTTTTGTGAGCTAATGGATGAGCATAACATCAAAGTAGATATCATCACAGATAAAGAACTCAAAGATAATGAGTTTATCAAGTCACTTAAGGCTAACATCATTGCTCCATTAGAGTCAATCGCATACACTAATCATAGCAACATCTTTATGTACGGTGATACCTTTTGTTATGAGCGCATGACTAATTTTAGAAATGCTATTGTTGAAGCACTTGAACATAACCTGTATGATGCATTGATTTGCAATACTTACGAAACCGTGCAAGTGGCTAGTACAATGGGACTTGAAGATTGTATTCAAATCATTGCTTACACTCACTTAGAGAGTCAAATATTCAAAGACACTAAAAATCCATTCTTAAACTCTACTAATGGCATGATGCGTAAGCAACTTGAATGTGACGATCTGTGGATTGGAACACAAAGTAAGTTTAACGAAACAGCAATGGGTTTTACAAACATATGGCATCTTCCTATTCCTATCACTGAACGAGGACTGCTTGAAGAATATCAAGGTGAGCGTGAGGGTATCTTATTCGTAGGACGTTGGGAAGAAGGTAAGAACCCTGAACTGTTCATTGAATTGATCGAACAGACTGGATTACCTGCTAAAGTAATGACTAGTCCTAATGGCGTTAAGAAGTTTGAAGAACGATTAAAGAAAATCGGTGCAACATATGATGTTCGTGCTAGTATTGTTGGACAAGAGAAAGTAGACTTTATCAAGTCTAGTCGCATAGCATTCAACCCTAGTATTGTTGAGAGTTACGGTATGGCATTCTATGAACAGCACATTCAACTACCTACACTAGTATTAGAAAATCAGCGTTGGACTAAGAACTTTAATGATGAATTCTTTTACTACTGTAATAAGAAGACTATGGCTCAGAGAGCAAAAGAATTATATGATTCATTTGATAAAGCAGAAACATGGTATAATTTTGGTTCATTAAAACATGCACAATTCATAGAAAAGCGTGTGTTTGGTAAGTGGAATGATTGCTTTCATGAATTTAATCCTAAGACTTCAAACAGTAACACCGCAAAGATTTGCAGTGAAACTACAGTGAAGCTACAAGATTATATCAAAGGACTGGATCGTAAGATTATCTGCATAGATGATATTCGCAGTGTGTTAACAAACAAACATAAATTTAGGGTCATCTATACTGATGAAGATACTTATCTATCGAAAGACCCTAGTTTTGAACCAACAGAGGAACTAACAAGTGAAAGCTTGTTTGAATGGCAATGAAGAAAATTTTAATTACAGGTAGTTCAGGCTACATCGGTTCACATCTATGTGACATGTTGCAGGGCGAATATGAGGTACACGGTCTTGACTTAGTAGAACCTCAAGTAGAGATTGACAAGTTTTATAAACTTGATATCAACAAATCATTCTCAATTGAGGGTGTAGAGTTTGATGCAGTTGTTCACTTGGCTGCATTAGTGAATGTGGGTGAAAGTCAAGAGCGACCTATCAGCTACTATATCACTAACTTGAATGGTACAATGAATGTATTGAACAAAGTAAAGACTAAAAACTTTATCTTTGCTAGTACAGGTGCCGCACAAGATTGTCTAAGTGCATACGGTGTGAGTAAACGGGCCGCAGAAGATGTTGTTCGTTCATACACAAAAATGGCAGAGTCAGACTATACAATTTTTAGATTCTACAATGTTATTGGTACTACAGTTGTCAAGCCAACTAATCCAGATGGACTGTTTTATAATCTAATCAAAGCAAAAGACAGTGGTGAGTTTACTATCTACGGCACTGACTACGAAAGAACCAGTGATGGTACATGTGTGCGTGACTATGTTCATGTAGAAGAAATCTGCCATGCAATTCGTATGGCAATTGAAAAACCTGCAAACAACACTGAATGCTTAGGTCATGGCGTAGGGTACACTGTCAGGGAAATGGCAACGATGTTTCAAAAAGTGAACGATTGCGATTTTGATATAATCAACGGTCCCCGTAGAAACGGGGACATTGAGGTATATGTACTAGAAGACGTAAGTCCTTATATGAAGAACTTATATTCTATTGAGGATTTGTTGCAAGTTTAATCTTCCCAAACATACTCATCTTCACCTCGATGTTTGTCCCAGAAGCCGGTGCCAGCTTTGGTTTGGTCATGACTTCTGTTGATGATATATCCTGCACTTTTTAGATAGTCATACATTGACTTAGCAATACCTTTGTTGCGATAGTCATCATTCACCCAAAGATCCTGTGGATATAATTCTTTGCCTTCTCTAACAAACTTAACATAAGCAATTGGACTACCTTGTTCAAACGCCTTCATTATCAATGCACTATCATTGAATGCATATTTTAGTATCAATCCATTGTACTTGACAGTTTTGGCTTCTTCCGCCATGTTTGACCGCGATTCTCCACCACCACCGTCTCCACCACCTTCACCGGAGTCTCCACTACCTCCGTAGTATCCATAACCAGGAAAATAATATCCACTTACCCTGCGAATTTTTCTAGATTTTTTTCTAGATTTTTTACGTTCTATTATAAATTCAGTAGCTCTCATTAGTGTTTCAATAGTAATGTAGATATAATGTTAGGATCGTTAGCACTGATATCACCTTCGCCCGGGGCAACGATAACATTGTACTTCATACCGGCAGGGATACTCTTACGCTTAGCCATGTACTCATTGTAATCTAAGATTGAGTTAGCACTTAATCCATACTCTTTAGCCAATCGTTGCTTTAGTTCAGGTAACTTGTCAGGTTGGACTTGCCACTGGCCTTGTTCCCCCTTAACTAAGTTCTTCTTTTCGTCCTTAACTAGCAAGTCTTGGAATATTTCGTCAGGCACAATACGACTGTTTTTAGTTGTATCTAAGTTAGCATCGCTTGCTTTAACTTGTTTCTCTTGACTTGTGTGAGCACCTTCACTCCAGTTGATAATAAAGTTAGGTGGTTTCTGCGCAAGTGCGGCACCTGCCATCTTGGTGTAAGCATAAAACTTAACATCAGGATGCTTTGCTGCCATTTTCAATGCCATGTCTAAGTATTCTGGGCTAAAGAAGTCGCCGGCGTCATGCCAACGAATAGTAGTTTGCCAACCATTAGGAAATTTCTTGTCGCCTTTTTTACCTGCTACTGATTCTTTTGTAATCTCTGCACTTAACTGATTGAAGAAACCATCCGGATCATTCAACAGATAAGTCAAGATACGACCATCACTTTGCCATGGTCCCTGAAACTGCACTTTACCGCCCTTCATAGCAAAGCAATCTACTTTACATGAACCAGCGCCTGGGCATGTATTGACAATAATTAGATTATCAGTTTGTTCGTCTACTGCGATACCAGTTAATGCGGCAAAACCAACGTTAAAGAACTGTTCAAACTCACCGTTTGAATGCTTCATCTTTTCGTTTTGCTTTAGTAAAGCCTTAGGACGAATTCCTAATGTTTTCTTAACAGCTTCTTCATCATATGTCTTACCATCAGGACTCAAGTATGTGATAACACTTGAACGATGTATGTAGGGCATTTTGTATCGGTCAGCCTTAGTCTTACCCGACACATACTTTTCATTACCCTTTTTATCTAATTTGACATTACCTTGTTTGTCAACATCAGGAGTACCAGCAATACGTTTCATGTAGTCTTGAAACTCATCACCACCAAACTCACGACTACTTGCAGGTAGTTTAGTTGCTTCTTCTAAGCCAGATAGTTTACGAATTCTTGCTAAATGATCTTCGCCTTCTGCCATATCTTGTTTAGAACTTAGAAATCGTCCGAGTTCCTCTGCCCCGCGACCCATTTTACCACTTTGATGCTTCCAATTAGAACCATGACGAGCGATCTTTTCGCCAGCGTCATTTACATAAACACTACCATCGTCTGTGTAATAGTCAAAATTATTCAGCATCCATATTAGATCATCTTTTGCCTCAGAGCCTTCCGCCACACCTTGTCCTAATACTTGTTTTACTAACAGTTGAGGAGCAAACTCCATATCACCTGCTAACTCTCTTGCGGCTGCTAATACTGCTTGCGGAGTAGGTTGTAATCTTTTTTCTTCTACATCTCGGCGTAGTTTCATAATAAGAGATTGTGCATCATATCCTAAATCTCTAACGCCTTCCTCTACACCTTGCTCTGCTACTTTAACAAACCCAATACCATCACACTTGCCACATTTGTATTTCTTAGCATCTGGACGATTCATTGGATGAGTTTCACCGTCTGGTGTTTTATAAACATAGCCCTTGCCGTGGCATATTTTGCAACCAGTCTGTGTTCTCTTTATAGTGGGACCTGGCATATGGTCAACTTCAGGATATCCGCCTTCCGCCACACCTTGCTCTACGCTTTCTTGTTTGTATTTTTTATAGTCAGTAAGATAGTCTGCTATTTCTTCATCACTGTAGCCGTCGTTTCTTGCTTCTCTATATGCTTTTAGGCTCCACTTCCCTGACTTAATTGCATCTGTGATTATTTGTTGAGGTGTTCTGTTGTCATTTTTATTTAGATATCTATCTCCTGCTATACCAACACCGGCACCTACAGCCGCCGCACCTAAGCCTTTTAAGAATCCTCTACGGTCTATTTCTGATAAGGAGCCTTCCGCCACACCTTGCTTTCTATTATCCAATTTGGTAAACGCTTTAACAAAATTAGGACCACTTTTCATGCGTTTTGCGTCACTGCGTTTTGTGGGATCCATTCTGTGCTTAAGGTTATCTTTATCTAATTTTGTTAGATAACTGGTTAGCGTAGCATCACTAACTTCCGCTACACCTTCTTCTGATTCTTCACCGGGCATATCACCTGCACTAGCAACGAATTGTTGAGGTGTCATAATTTGGATACCCTCTGGGGCGCCCGGCATTTTTGGCTCTACGCCTTCAAATAGTTCTTTGAAATTCATAACATTTCTTTCTTAGTCTTTGTAACTAGCTGTTCAGCTAACATCAATAATTCTTGTAATTGTTCAACTGACTCACAGTTCCAACGGCGTAGTGCTTTGTTGATTGGGCTATCCGGATCTCGTTTGGTTTTTGCACTGGCTCGTGACTTTTTCATACCACTCATGCGAGCGCAAAAACTCTTACGGCGTTTAGCACTCTTAGAACCCTTCTTTAGTTTTGAAGGCTTAGTCGTGACCGCAGTCTTTAACTTAGAACCTGGGTTCTCACGGCGATAGGCTTTAACAGCTTTTCTGCTCATGCCGTCCGTTTTGTCCTTTTTATTGGTTTTTTGCCAATCTTCGTTTATAATTTCTGTGACTCTCATATTTTTAACCCCGTGATATATTTATATTCTGTTGATATGTAACTTTTTATATCATCTACTATATTTAGTTGAATCTCTTTGTTAGTATGATACTGTCCGCTATTTTCAGGAGCTACATAATGTAGTGGTTTATATAGGTCTTTGGTACAAGAGGAATACCATGGCGTGTCATAGTTTAATAAATCTATTACTTTAATTGCAGGAATACCACTCATGTGTAACTTATGTTGAACCGCATACAAACACCACACATCTATTTGACGTTTCATAGTAGGTGAGTAATTGTACATAAACCAATTTTTCAATGCTGAATAGCGTTCTTTTCGCCAAGACTTAGGCTTGTGACGTAGTGACCCTACTTCAAAATCTTCATCTAACAATAATCCGTGTAAATTATCACTCAGAATAATCGGATCGTCACCATACTTTAGCAAATCTTTTAACTCAACTAAAGTAGTAACATCTCTTTTATAATTACCAAACGATAACAATTCATCGCTTATGCTGATCTCTACCCTATCCGGTACTGTTTGACCAAAAAGTATCAAGTCAGGTTTTTGTTTGATTGCATCTTCAATCTGAACACATATTCCACCGTTACTAGACCCGGACATTGAGTTGACTATTAGTTCATATCCAATCTCTTTGGCTAGTATCTCACTGAAATGTGAGCCTTGGAATTCAGGTGTGTAGTCCGGATACATCCAACTACACCCACAAATAATCATCTTCTTCAATTGGATTCCTTTTTGGTTGACTTTATTGCGTAGGTGTGCTACACTATATCTATTATTTATCACTTTGGACTCTTATGCACTCATTTGACATTACTACTAAACGCATCGGTTTTGCCTGCAAATGGGCTGAAATCAACAAAAAAGGCGAGATTGCTAGTGCAGAGGGCCTCAATACAGGTGGCACTACACTTGCATGGGCTAATCGTAACAACAGGTCAATGGTAGAGGAAAAGATCATTGATGTTGCTAAAACTAACATTCTCAATACTCATGCACTAGTCAAAAAAGTAGCTACTCTCCCCGAACCACTGAGAATGTTGCGCATTACCAGCGACATGTTCAGCTTCTATACACACGATGCCTACAAAGACTTTTGGCATCAACCTGACATTCAATCTAGTCTTGAACGCTGGATGGCACCAATCGGCGAAACTGCACGACAAAACAATGTTCGTCTTAGCTTTCACCCTGACCAATTCGTAGTTCTTGCGAGTGATCGTCCTGAGGTAGTAAATAAGAGTATTGAAGAATTTGAATACCATGCTGACATGGCTAAATTTATGGGTTACGGTAAGACTTTTCAGGACATGAAAATTAATGTACACATTAGTGGTCGTCAAGGTCCTGAAGGTATTCGTAAAGCATACCAACGACTTAGCCCCGAAGCACGAAACACTATTACTATCGAGAACGAAGAAAATGCATGGGGTCTCGCTGACTGTTTGACACTATCTGACTTACTACCTATTGTATTGGACATCCATCATCACTGGTGCAGGGAAGGTGAGTACTTATCTACTACAGACGAACGTGTACAGCGTGTGATTGATTCGTGGCGTGGCCTACGTCCCACTCTGCATTATTCTGTCTCACGTGAAGATATTCTGGTTGGTCATTGCACTGACACATTACCCGATCGTGATGTTCTAATTGCCGGTGGCACTAATAAACAAAAGCTACGAGCCCATAGCGACTACTACTGGAACAAAGCGATAAATAAGTGGGCTATGACTTTCAATGATAAATTCGATATGATGTGCGAGTCAAAGGCTAAGAACTTGGCTAGCTTCAAACTGTATGAGGAATATGTGAATGTTTGACAAATTAAGAAATATGTTTAAGAAAGAAGAGGTAAAACCTCAACCTTCTAAGGAACCAGAGGCACCGAAGGTTAAGAAACCTCGGAAACCAAAAGAAAAGAAAGTTGTGCCTGAACTTACTGCAAAAGAAAAGGCAACAGCGGCAGGCGAACCCTATATTAACATTGTTAGGATGGTAGTAGATCCTAATGACATTAACAGTGGCTCAGTAGAACTTGACTTCAACGATAAGTTTGTTTTGAATCTGATTCGTGCAGGTTACAAAATGAAAGACACTGACACGGACAATGATATCGTAGATAGATATTGGGTTAGTCTGTGCAGATCAACTGTTTTGGAAACCTTTGAACAGGAAATCGCTGATCCCAATAAACGGACACCCGGAGATGTACGCAATGTAGTTACACGGGATTTAGGTAATGGTCGTACGGAAGTGAGTTAAGATGCTTAATACTATTAATTTGTATAATCCCGATTTCATTATAGATTGTTCTAAATTAACGCACTGCAAAGATATCTATTCTGAGATGCGTAGCAACGGAATAGTAAAAGCATACGTATATGGTATGTGTTTTAAGCCTGGTCCATTAGTGTATGATTTTACTAAAGTTGGAAAGAGTTGCCCCATCTTGGGTGAAAAAAGAGAACACCAAGTAGGTGAACGGATCACTCGACAACTAAGTTGGGTACCCGGCTGGAGTGGGAGGCATGTTCGTAGTTCACATGGTGCAGATTTTTGGTTAGGTATAGAGCATTTCCTAATGCCTAATGGTTTGTTACCTCAAACTTTCAACAAAAATGACATAACTATTGCTGTTTGGAATATATCCAAACGAATGTTAACTTCAAATGTATGCGAGGATGATGAGGGGAAAGCAACTGGTTGGGCAGAAGGCGAATTGGCCATGCAGTACAAGACCGCATTTGGAAGACTTCCCCATCTTAATATACAAGATCCTACAAAAACAAAGCACTACACTGCTCCGTATATACCTAAGTCGGTTTGGGACCAATTTACAGTAGGTTGACAATAGATAATTTTGATGCTATAATAGAGACTTGTGCATCAAATTAAAGGAATAAAATGTCAAGTCAAACATATTACGATGGTAAAAACATGGAGAGCAATGTGACTCTCCACACCAGACTTATAGAAACATTGAATTTTGACAAGATTGAGGTAAGAGGGGGAGTAACTACTAAAGGTGATGTAGTGGGTATTAGTGGTAATATTGAAGTGCCTGTAAGCATCAAACACGGTAGTCAGAAAAATACACAAGTACACCTGCCTACACTAAAAAGTTTTGCTAAAGCAATGTCTATGCCCACAGATATTGCTGTTATGCTAGAACAGTGGTTGGGTGTTACTAGTCAATCTCAATTTGAGGGCTGGTTAAATGGAAAAACACCCACTGCCTTACAACAAAAATATAAAAGATTGTTTGCCATTGATATATCTAACTGGAATAACGTTGTTTGTTGGTTCAACGATAACAACAAGAAAATTGCAGAATTACTTATTCAAGCAATGAACAACGAAAACCCAGCAAAATATCTAGTGTGGGTTAAGAAGAATAAAAACACATTTCAAGTAATTGATATCCCTAAACTAATTGAGTGTATTAGTTCTGAATGCAAGTGGGTTACAGGACCTACTCGTGGCGGCAGTACATTGCGATGTGAATATAACGGTAAACCATTAATGAGTTTGCAAATGAAGGGTTCAGGTGGTACCAATGGCGAGTACAATCACAACCCGCAATTTCACATTCATACACATTGGCCCGAATCAGTCATTTTTTATCAAGGCAAGCTGGTAGTATAAATACGTGACCGCAATGATTGACAACTTGCGTTTTAAAAAGTATAATACACTATGCCAAAAAACTTAATATTCACAGAACAAGATTTCTTAAATCAATTCAACTTACCTAACATTTCATTTATAGATTTTTGTAATAAAATCTGTGTGCTTGATGTTATGGATCGTTCAGGTTCATTCGTTGTACGAAGTGACCTTGATACCTTTGTTAACCGGGTAAGTAAAAAAGACGATAGGAAACAAAGATTAAATCTATACAAACAAAATCTATACAAGATTCTAGTTACTGATGCTAAGTCTACACTAACTGCATGGTTTAAGCGTTATGGTGAATTAAAAGAATCTGTTGATTTTTATTTTGATATTCCAAATGCTAATATATTAAATAATGATACCTTTACCGGTAGAACAAATAGCAAGTACGGTAAGATTTGCAAGAACATTAACTTTGTTAACTTCTATAATACAAAGAAACTATACACTAACGATAGCGAATATACATTTGGTCTAATGCGTGTGATGTTTGAAGAATTCAAGGTTCGTAATAGCCTAGTAGGTCCTGCATTCTTTGATCATATCTGTAAGTATACCGGTGATTCAAGTCAATTCTGGTTAGACTTTATGATCGGTGCTAATCGTGCTAGTATCTTTAATCCTGCAACATACAAAGGAATACTTGATACTGTGTTCACCGGTGAAACACTGTTTGCTCCGGTGATGGGCTGGAACGCATATCAAATCGCATTCTACAATAGCAAATTCAAAAATTTCATTGCAACAGATGTAATTCCTGATGTAGTAGAAAATGGTAAACTATTACAAGTTGAATATAACAAACACAAAGATGCTGGTATTTTTGAATTAGCAGAAAAGAATATTGACTTATATTTGTGCCCTAGTGAACAATTAGACAGTAAACATGATTTTGGTACTAAGTATCAAAACTCTGTAGATGCTGTGCTACTCAGTCCCCCGTATTTTGATCTGGAAATCTATCCCAGTAATGACCAAAGTTTTAACAGTTTCCCTGACTATCAATCATGGTTAAAAGGATACTGGGAAGAAACAGTTAAGTTAGTTGTTAAAGTAATGAAGCCCGGAGCAAAGTTTGGCTTTGTTATTAGCAATTATGTTAATAGACAGAAACAAATGACTACTATTAGCGAGGATATGCGTGATGTAGTGCTAAAACACCTTACACTTGATAAGCAATACCGTGTACAGTGGAGTGCTATTTCGGGTACAAGACAAGCAAAGAAAACAAGAGGCGGTAACTTTGAAGATTTATGGGTATTTGTTAAGAAATAACATTTGACAAAAACTAAATAGTAGTCTATAATAGACACATATCAACACATACCTAATTTCAAAAATGAACTACGCACTAATTGATAATGCCAACACTTTTTTTCGTGCCCGTCACGTTGCATCACGCAATAGTGATCCGGAAGAAAAAGCGGCTTTCGCACTTCATCTTACACTTTCGTCAATTAATCAGGCCGTGCGCCTTTATAACATCGATCACGTAGTAGTCTGTT